TCCTAAAGGAACAGGAGTTCTTAAATCAGGATCTGGTGCAGTTAAAATTGCAGGCAAAGAAACTATTTGGGTTCCTTCTGCAGCAATGTATCCTTCTACAACTAATGGAGCGTCAGCTCAACAAGTTGAAACAACAGCAACAAGACCAGATATGAAAGTATTAGATTTTGATCCTAGCACAGATCAATACGCACAATTTTCAATTGCTATGCCAAAATCATGGAATGAAGGAACTTTAACTTTCCAATATTATTGGTCACCAAGTAATACAAATACTGGTGACGTTGCAATGGAATTACAAGCAGTTGCAATTGCTGATGATTCTACAATTGACGTAGTTTACGGTTCAGTCAGACAGAAAAAAGATGCCGGTACTGGAACAGTAGAAGATTTATTAATTTCTGGCGAAAGTGATGCCATGACTGTTGCAGGTTCTCCTGCAGCTGGTGAATTAACTTTTTTTCAATTACTTAGAAATGCAGGTACAGGAGATGATTCTTATACTGGTGACTGTAGACTTATTGGTATTAAAATATTCTATACTACTGACGCTGCTAACGACGCATAAGGAATTTAGATATGAGAGACATTTTAAATTATCCATTGATAAGTCAAAAAGGATTACAAAAAAAACTTTTTGGTCCTAAAAGAAAATCTTTTGGTTATCAAGTTTTAGGATTTGGATCAGGTGGATCTAAAAAACCAGTAATAGGTAAATTTTTATTAATTGCCGGCGGTGGCGGTGGTGCAAGTTTAGATGCACCAACAGGTGGTACAGCCGGTGGTGGTGGAGGTGGAGTCATTTACATGTCCGGCTCACCAAACGCAGCAGGAGACGCAGTTTTTTTTGTAGGTGCAAATCCCGTTGTAATTGGAGCAGGTGGAACCGGCGGTGCTGGAGGCACAGTTCCTACAACAGGCGTTGATACTACAATTAATTTAACATCAGCTCTTTCCGCAGGCGGCGGAAGCAGGTATGGTACACCTAATATCTCTGGTTTTTCATCTCCCGGTCAAGGTGGATCAGGTTCTGGATCACAAAGAGGAGATGGTCCCGGTGGAGCAGCTATTCAACCTCAATTATCTGGTATATCTGGAACTTCAGGATTTGGTAATAATGGTGGTCCAGGAGCACCAAATCATGGATCTAGATCATCTGGAGGAGGCGGTGGAGCAGGAGGCGCTGGAGGCGCTCCTAGTCCCCCTGCATCAGGACCAGGTGGTAATGGTAAAAATTTTCCAGGAATTTTTCCTAGTCCTGTATTTAGTCCAACAACTATTGCAGGTGGAGGAGGTAGTGGTGTATACGCAACTTACTCTGGTGCTGGTGGATCTGCGGGTCCAGGTGGTGGTGGGGCAGGTAACCCTAACACAGGAAGTCCTGCACCAGGTCGAGCAGGAGGCTCAAACACCGGAGGCGGTGGAGGCGGTGGTGGATTTAATCCAAGAAACCCTCCCGGTGCTGGTGGTAATGGTGGTTCAGGATTAGCTTTAATTAGAATTGATCCAGGTCCAGCATCTATGGCTGTTACAGGAACGGGTAATGCCGTATCAACAGATGGTCCTTCAGCAAAAGTAGCTAAATTTATAGTATCGGGGACTTTGACATTATAATGGCACATTTTGCATCTATAAACTCAAATAAAATAGTAAGACGAGTTGTTGTTGTAGGCAATGATGATGTTGAGAATAATGGTGGAGATCAATCAACAAAAGCTGCAGAGTATGTTAAAACTGTTGTTCCTTTAACAAAAGATGAAATACAGTGGGTTCAAACTTCTTACAATAGAAACTTTAGAGTAAACTATGCTATGGTTGGTGGTAAGTATGATGAAGTTGCAGACATGTTTATTACTGCTCCTGGTTTTCCTTCTTGGACATTTGATGATTCTTTAAAAACATATGTGCCTCCAGTTACAAGACCAACTAACGGAGATAATGGAACTACTGATTTTAGATTTAAAGATGTTAATATAACTTCAATGGAAGATGGAGAAAAAAATATTATTGATTTTCCAAATGGATATCCATTACCTATGGAATGGTTTGAAGAAAAAACTACGTGGGCGTGCACAGATTCTTTAGATGTCAACAGATATTGGGATCAATCTACCCAAACTTGGAAAACTTAATCCTTTACTTTTTTAATAAAATTTAATAAAATCATTTCATAAAGACATATGAAAGTTTTATCTATAGATTGTGATTGGGCAATAACCTTTAAAAAAAGATTAGAGGTTATAGATTTATTTGTAAAAAAATTTAAAGACGTTAACACAATATATTTTGCTCAAGAACACCATCTTTTTTATTCTGAAATAAAAAGTAATGATCAACTATATAATTTAGATCATCACCATGATTTAAGTTATAATAAAGAACAAAAAGAAAGAGCTGAAAATAAATTAATAGAAGCTGCAAATTGGGTATACGCATTGCAGTTACATAAAAAATTAAGTTTTTATTTTTGGGTAGGTAATTTTAATTCTATTTTTAGTTTTAAAGATAACCCTCACAACATTACATCTTCTTTTAAAAATTTTAATTTTTCTCATGACATAGAAGATTTACATAAAAACACATATGGTAAAATATTAATTTGTGAAAGTAAAAGATTTGATAACGATGGTTTTGTTTTATACGAAATATTAAAAACTATAGCTCAAGCTACAAAAAAGAAAATTAAAATATTAAAAACAAAAAACTCTCAGGGGTATTTAAAGATATGAATTTAAAACATCATTATTGGTTTTTTAAAAAAGCAATACCTAAAAAAACTTGTGATGAAATAATAAAATATGGTTTAACAAAAAATAAAAATGTAGCTGTTACTGGTGGTACAGTTTTAGAAAAACTAAAAGGTGCTAAAAAGAAAAAAGCTATATTAAATTTAAAAACTAAAAGAGACTCTAACGTTGTGTGGATAGAAGAAAAATGGTTATATGATTTAATACAACCTTATGTCCATATAGCAAATGAAAACGCGGGTTGGAATTTTGAATGGGATAGATCAGAAGCAGTGCAATTTACAATATATAAAAAAAATCAATACTATGGTTGGCACTGTGATAGTTGGACAGACCCTTATAAAAATACTCATAAAAATTTTGATGGAAAAATTAGAAAACTTTCTGTATCTGTTTCTTTAAATGATTCATCAAAGTATAATGGTGGTGAACTTGAGTTTGATTTAAAAAATAAAGATCCTGGAATAAATACAGTCACAGAGTGTAAAGAAATAAAAGAAGGAGGAACTGTAGTTGTATTTCCTTCTTTTTTATGGCATAGAGTAAAACCAATAACGAAGGGTACTAGATATTCATTAGTCATGTGGAATCTTGGTAAACTTTTTAAATAAAGGAAGAAAATGAAAAACATAACTTTTTTAACTGGACTACCAAGAGCAGGTAATACTTTGTTTGCTAGTCTATTAAATCAAAATAAAAATATTACTACAACACCAAACAGTATTGTTGCAGATTTACTTCACGAAAGTTTTAAGTGTAAACATAATGTTACATATCAAAATTTTCCAGATGAAAAATCTATAGACTTATATTGTGAGAAGATAATACCTACATATTATGAATCTTTTAAAAGTGATTTTATAATAGACAGAGGACCTTGGGGATCTCCAGGCAATTTAATGTTATTATATAAATATTTAAAACAACCTTTAAAATTTATTGTTTTAACAAGACCACTTATAGATGTTTTGGTTTCTTTTGTAGCTATACAAAAAATTAAAAAGAAAGATTGTGAAAAACATATTAAAAAAATGTTAGATAATAAACATATATTAGGTTTAAGTATTTGGTCAATTCAAAATTTAATAAATGAATCTCAAGTAGATAAAGACCTTAAATTACATTTTGTTAATTATGAAAATTTAGTTAAACAACCAGAAAAAGAAATAAAACAAGTTTGTAAATTTATAGGTGTTAAATACAAAAAAATAAAAACTAAAAAACTATTGCAGTTATCTATTAATAATGTTGAATATGATGATACAGTTCATAAAGAACAATATCCAGATCCGTTTCATGCTATTAGGACAGATAAAATTAAAAGAAAATTTTTAGACCCTAAAAAATATTTAACAAAAGAAGTTATAGAAAAATATAAAGACATCAAAATATAAAATGTTTTTACAAACAAAAATAACTAAAATAGCTTTTAAAGAAATTAAAGAAACTTTAAAAAAATTAAATAAAAAAAAGAAAGATATAGCTATGGTTACTTGCACAAAAAATGGTTATCAAACTAAAAACATTTTATCTTTATTTAAAAAAACTGTTATTAAAAAAATGATAAAACATAAAGATTTTTATAAACACGTTTTTCATATTCATTATATAGAATATAATGAAGGCGGTTATCAAGAATTACATAGTCATGAGACTACAGAAGATTTTTCTTTTATTATTTATTTAAATAACTCTGACGGTAATACTAAATTTTATGAAGTATTAAAAGGACAACCTCCTGTTATTGTAAAACCAGAGGAAGGTAAAATAGTAATTTTTAGTTCTAATTACGCACACGAAGCAACTATATCTAATAAAAATAAAAAAGTTTTAGTAGGAGCTATATTTAAAAAATGAACATAGAAACATGGTTTCCAACTTCTATAGCAATTGTTGAAAACGTTATCTCTAAAAAAGAACATAACTTTTTAAAAAACAAAATAATTAAATTAAACAAAGAAGCTATAAATTTACATTGGCACTCTGGCGTTAAAACTTCTTATGGAAAATACGATTTAATTTTTGATAAAAATTTTGACAATTTAATTGAAAGAACAAGGTTACATACTATTGATTTTGCAAAAACTATGGGTTCCCATGCTGGGTATAAAGTTAAACAGTCTTGGTATACAATATACAAAGAAGGAGATTTTCAAGAATACCATGCGCATGATAATAGTATATTTAGTTCTGTTTATTGTTTTACAAATCCAAAGAACTCTGGAAAATTAATTTTTAAAAATCCTGTAAAAGATATGCTTCCCATGGGAAGAGTAAAAACTAATCAATATAGTTTTTATAATGTTATGTATAATTTAAAACCAGGTCAACTAGTAATATTTAGATCTTACTTAGATCATTCTGTGGACCTTTGTAAAAACAAGACACCTAGAATAACTATGGCATGTAACATATCATGAGTTTTAAAAAGAATAAATACGCCATAATTAAAAAAGCTATTTCTAAAGAGTTGGCTGATTTTATATATAAATATTTTTTATTAAAAAGAGACGTAGCTAAATTTTATTTTGAAAACAAACTTATAAGTCCGTATGAAAAAAAATTTGGTTATTGGTTTGATGAACAAATTCCTAATACTTATTCTCATTACTCCGACATCGCTATGGAAACTTTAATGTTAAAGTGTCAACCTCTTATGGAAAAAGCTACGGGATTAAAACTATATCCAGCTTATACTTATGCAAGAATTTATAAAAAAGGTGATGTACTTAAAAGACATAAAGATAGATTTAGTTGTGAGATATCTACAACTATGAATTTAGGTGGTGATGATTGGCCAATATACTTGGAACCATCTGGAGAAGTAGGTAAAAAAGGAAAAGCAATAAATTTAAAACCAGGCGATATGTTAGTCTATTCTGGTTGCCATTTAGAACATTGGCGTAATAAGTTTAAAGGTAAAGATTGCGCTCAAGTATTTTTACACTATAACAATAGAAAAACTTTAGGTGCAGAAGAAAACAAATTTGACAAAAGACCCATGCTCGGAGTTATAATATGATAGATACAAGATTTAGGTTTTATTATTGGGGTCCGTTTTTAACTAAATTTAAACTACCTAAACAAACTGTAAAAGAATTATTACAACATTCTAAAAAAAATAAAGATTATGGTCACACATTGGCTGGAATTATAAAAAATCAATATGAATATGATGCTGAGTTTTTTTTTAATAAAGTAAAAGTTTATATAGATTCTTATATATCAGGTGCTTCCGAACACTGGGACTGGAATAAACATCCAAAAAGTTTTGGTATATCTAATGCTTGGATTAATTACATGAAAGCAGGTGAGTTTAATCCGCCGCATGTCCATAGTGCAGATCTTTCTTGTGTGGCTTTTTTAAAAATACCTAAAGGTCTTAAGAAAGAAAACAAAAATTTTAAAGGTTGTTCAGGGGGTCCAGGTAGTTTAGAATTTAGATACGGTGAAGCAGCTGGTTTTTCTTTTAGAACATCTGAAAATTTTTTACCGGAAGAAGGTGATTTTTTTATCTTTCCTGCTAAACTACAACATTATGTATGTCCTTTTTATTCAAAAGGAGAGAGAGTATCTATGTCTGCTAATTTTGAATTAGTGTACTAAAAAATAAATAACATGAATATATTAATCTTTGGTTTACCTGGGTCTGGTAAAAGCACTTTTGCATCTAACTTGTGTAAGGGAGTGGATGTCGCTCATTTTAATGGAGATGTTGTTAGAGACATGTTTAATGAAAAAAAATTTACAGAACAAAATAGGATTGACCAGGTAATACGTATGGAAAAGCTGTGTAATATGACAAAGAAACATTGTGTTGTAGATTTTGTTTGTCCTTATGATCAATTTAGAAACTTCTATGATATAAAAATTTTTATGAATACTATTGAATTTGGGCGTTATGATGATACAAACAAGGTTTTTGAAAAACCACACAAAGTAGATTATGAAATTAGTAGCTATGATTACAGTGATATAATCAAAGAAATTACAACTAGATTTTAAATAAATCTCAATATATAGTGCTATACTATGCTACAAAAATTAGGGTTTTTACCAGGATTCAACAAACAAGTTACATCTACAGGAGCCGAGTCGCAATGGACGGAAGGTACAAATGTTCGTTTTAGATATGGTACTCCAGAAAAAATAGGTGGTTGGTCACAACTAGGCGATAGTAAACTTACTGGCTCTGCTAGAGGTTTACATCACATGGTCAATAAATCAGGTATTAAATATGCAATTATTGGAACCAATAGAATTTTATACGCTTACTCGGGAGAAGTTTATTACGACATACACCCTTTAGTTAATCCATTAGGCACAGCTATTACCAGTGCATTTAGCACGACTAACGGTCAACCAATAGTTACTATTAGTTTTGGAGGCAGTCATACTTTTCAAGAAGGAGACATTATTTTATTTGGTGATACCTCAACGTTTAGTGCTATTACAGGATCTAATTTTGGAGCAGTAGATTTTGCAGATAAAAAATTTATGGTGACAAGTGTACCAAACGCAACAAGTATAACTATTACAATGCCTTCTAATGAAACAGGATCAGGTGCTACAACTTCAGGTGGAATTAAATTTTTTCAATATTTTCACGTAGGTCCAGCAGAACAAATTGGTGTTTTTGGTTATGGTATATCACAATACGGTGGAACAGTAACTGCACCCCAAACAACAACTTTAAATGGAGCACTATCTGCTAACTCAGCAGGAACAGGTGGAACTGGAACTAGTATTGTTTTAACATCTGTATTAAATTTTCCAACAACGGGAACTAATTTTATACAAGTAGGTACGGAAGAAATTTCTTACACAGGAGTTACCACAGCAACAAATACTTTAACAGGGATAACTAGAAATGTTAGAGGAACAACTAATGCTCTTCACAACACAGGAGCTACTGTTACAGACCATAGTAGTTTTTCTGGTTGGGGTCAGTCATCAGCTGACACGGATACTGTAGCTGAACCTGGTCTATGGTCCTTGGATAATTTAGGTAGTACTCTTATTGCTTTAATATTTAATGGTGAGTGTTTTGAATGGAATTCTGATTTAAATAACGCAACAACAACAAGAGCTACTATTATTGCAGGAGCACCGACAGCGTCACGTGACATGTTAGTATCAACTCCTGATAGACACTTAGTTTTTTTTGGAACAGAAACAACTATTGGCGATAAAGCTACACAAGATGAAATGTTTATAAGATTTTCTTCTCAAGAAAATATAAACGACTATACACCTACCGCAGAAAATAGTGCGGGTACACAGAGACTGGCCGCTGGATCACGGATCATGGGAGTTAAGCTTGGTAGAAATGCCATATATATTTGGAGTGACACCTCTTTATTTACCATGAGATTTGTTGGAACTCCTTTTACATTTGCTTATGAACAGGTTGGGACTAACTGTGGATTAATTGGTAAGAACGCAGCCGTTGAAGTTGATGGTGCTGCTTACTGGATGTCTGATAATGGTTTCTTTAGATACACAGGTAAACTAGAATCTATGGACTGCTTAGTTGAAGATTACGTTTATGACAATTTAAACACAACCTCTAATCAATTTATTTACTGTGGTATTAATAACTTGTTTGGAGAAATTACTTGGTTCTATCCTACAGAAAATTCAAATGTTAATACTAGATCAGTTACTTATAGTTATTTAGATTCAACAGCTAAACGTCCTATTTGGTTTACAAATGACAGTACATTATTTACAAGAACAACTTGGCAAGATTCTGCAGTGTTTGGTTTACCCCATGCAACACAATATGATGCGGGTACGGATACTTCTTTTGATGTTGAGGGTAATACAGATGGAATTAGTTATTACTACGAACATGAAACAGGATTTAATCAAATAAGACTTGGCGTTACTACAGCTATTCCAGCTGACATTACTTCAGGTGATTATGATATTACACAAAAAGTTGTAAGAGGAGCTGCTACTAACTTAGGGGACCTTAGAGGTGATGGTGAAAACATTATGAGGGTAAGTAGAATAATACCTGATTTTATATCTCAAGCTGGTAATACAATTATACAATTAGATTTAAGAAATTACCCTAGTGATACGGCAGCAAGTTCATCATTGGGTCCTTTTACTATATCTTCTAGCACGACAAAAGTAGATACACGGGCAAGAGCTAGATCAATAGCTCTTACAATATCTAACACAGCAGTAGATACTAGTTGGAAACTAGGAACTTTTAGGTTAGATATACAAACTGGGGGAAGACGATAATGGAACAATTAGTAATGTCTATAGCAATACCATTAGCAAAACAATATGGTATGGACAAAGCTTTAGAAATAGCTTATGAAAAATTAGGTATAGCTGCTCCAGATCCAGAAAACACAGCAATTGACGTACTAACAGGTGGTGGAATTAATCAATCTTTTTCTCCAAATAATTTAACAAATATGTTAAAAAAACAAGGAGTAAAATTTGGGTTTAATACTTTAATGAAAGGTGCAGGTTCTTCTTTACTACCTTTTGCTGGAATAGCAGGTTTAGCGATGTTAGGAAATAAATATAGAAAACAACTCACAGGTTATGACACACAATCTGCATACGAAGCTGCTAGAGATCAAAGAATAGCGGATAAAAGATTAAATTACATTACAGATAGAATGATTGCTGGTAAAAAAACTGCAAATTATAAAGACGCATTACTAAATAGTAGTGCTGGTGCTGTAGAGATTGATGATGTAATTTATTCAGGTGCCGATTATTTTCCAGAACCTTCAAAACCTAAAGAAACATACACACCTTCTTATAATATAGCACAGGTAAGTGGTGGTAGTAATGATAATGTAAGTAGCTCACCAAGTAAATCATCTCCTTCTAAATCATCTCCTTCTAAATCATCTGGAACATCTTCTGCTAGAGGAAGTAATTTTGGTAGTAGATTTCATGGTGCAAGAGGAGGCATTGTAAGTTTATAATGGCAAAAATTGTACAATCCTTGACTCGAGCTAGTGATGAGTATGAACCAGATACAGCACAATCTTTAATTAGAGATTTAGATGCTGTGTTAGAAAAATTAAACACTACGTTTCAAGAAGAATTAAAACAGGAGATAGAAGCTAGAAGTTTCTTTTTAGATTAATGGCAGTAGTAAACCAATAT